CCCATCATCATTGCCGCAGTGGTGGTGGCTGTGGTCCTGTTGTGGGCGGCGTTGAAGTTCTAAATCATTATGAATATTCAACTGTGCAAACGTCGGAATCAGGCGCTGGGCATTGTCGGACTGCTGATATTCTTAGCGGCCCTCATCATTATTGCTGGGACGATTATCTACATGTTGTGGAAGGTGTGCCAACGGGCCTTCCCAACAACCGGTAACCCGCCACCAGGAACCAATGCGTTGGTGGTAGAGTGGGACGGTCCGGTCACGTTGGATAACAACGCACCCGCCGACATAACGATGCCGCTGTTTCGATTCCCGGAGATCACGAACCCACCGCCCGGCGCAACGGCGGAGAAGCCATTGGGCACGAATATGTGGACGTGGATCTTCCGCAGCACCAACTTGGTGGATTGGGACGTGATGATTCGGACCAATGAGTATCATCCCATCAATGTCGCCGAGGATACAAATCCGCCGGCACCCGCAGTCTTCTACCGGATGATGTTTGATTGGCCTACCCAATGAAAATACTCAGAGAGTCCATGACCACAGTGAATACGCGCAAGTATCGTTTCCGGGTCTGGCGCCAACGCACTCTGCACGAGGACGAGGGCCGCAAGGAAATCATCGCCGCTATCAAGGAATTGATGCAGGACCTACCCAAGCTCTCCCTATGTAAGTCCATCCTACGGATCAAGGGTGTCAACGCGGTTGAGGTGGTTGATATCAATGGCGATGGTGAGGTGCTCTACAAGGACTGGCCGTGATTGTGCGGGCTGAGTTCGTTGGCAGGAAACCCTGGGCGTCCTGGTCCATTGAGTATGATGAAGACAACCCGCCTGGAACCGAGAGAGATTATCTTATGCCCTTAGACTTGCCTACCCCTCCTATGTGCCAAGACCATTTCTGGCGGACGATCCCGTGTGGTGCGCTCGCGACCCATCATGTCATACGCTTGGGCACCAATCGGACGTGGCTAATGTGCGAAGCGCACGCCCAGGAGCGCAAGGGTGGACCTTACCTAGTTCGTTCCCTATCAGAAATGCTTGCCCAGCCTAGCCCGCCTGTGCTAGAAGCGGGCAATGACATTCAGTGAGCGGGACATACTGCGGGGCATTGTTAGGGATAGTTTCTTCGAGTTCGTAAAAGAGTTTTGGCATACCCTCGTCGCGGAGGAACCCGTCTTCAACTGGCACGTCGAGTTGATGTGCAATGAGCTTCAGGAGGCAGCGGAGCGCGTGTTCAAAGGACAACCCAAAGAGTTCGACTACCTGTTCAACGTCCCGCCCGGTTCCACAAAGTCCACTATTTGTTCCCAGATGTTTCCCGCGTGGGTGTGGACCAATATGCCTACCGCCCAGTTCATCTGCGGCTCTTACGCCCATGCCATTGCTCTTAAGGATTCTATTCGCACCCGCGACGTGGTTCAGTCTGAGACGTATCAGGAACTCTTTCCCCACATTCAGTTGCGCGAGGACCAGAACGCCAAGGGCTTGTTCATTAACACTCAGGGTGGTTACCGATACAGCGTGGGCGTGAATGGGGCGGTGACCGGTTACCACGGTCACTTCCTAATCGTGGATGATCCGTTGAATCCAGAGGAGTCCTATTCGGAGGCGGAATTGAAGGTGGCTAATCGGTGGATGAACACGACGTTGCCTACGCGCAAGGTGAACAAGGAGATGGCGGTAACTATCCTAGTTCAGCAGCGGCTCCACCAGTCGGACCCCTCTGGGATGATGATAGATCGGCTAGAGAAGGATGGGCTCCTGCGTCACATCTGTTTACCCGGGGAGAAGGTCGAAGGCGCAGAGATCAAACCACCACAGCTTGCTGAATACTACGATGACGATGGGTTGCTGGACCCGGTGCGTCTGCCACGTAAGGCATTGGACGCCCTGCGCATTGAGCTAGGTGAATACGGATACGCTTCCCAGATCCTACAGAATCCAGTGCCCTTAGGTGGTGGCATGTTCAAGGTGGCCAAGCTCAAGATGGAGTTGGAGCGGCCCAAACGGTTCCTGCGCTTGTGTCGGTCGTGGGACAAGGCGGGCACGAAGGATGGTGGAGCTTGGACGGTGGGCTTGTTGATGGGGATTGATGAGAAGAATGAGCCGTGGATTCTTGATGTGGTGCGCCGGCAAGTGGCAGCAACGGAGCGGGAGAACTTAATCGTGGCGGTGGCTGAGGAGGATGACAAGAATGAGAAGATCACGGTAGAAATTCTCCTAGAAATCGAAGGTGGCTCTGGTGGTAAGGAGTCAGGGGAAGGCACCGTTCGGAACCTCGAGGGCCATTCTGTGTTCACCTTCCACCCAACGGGCGATAAGGAGTCTCGGGCGTATCCACTAGCGTCACAGATGGGGAATGGGACTGTCCATTGTCTGGTAGGGGCGTGGACGCGGGAGTTCACGGAAGAGCTTCGTTACTTCCCGCATTCACGCTACAAGGACCAGGTGGACGCTGCCAGCGGTGCTTACAACCGATTGGCGCGAAAGAAAAAGCGCATTGGTGGCTGGTGAACTAAGATAATAGGATACATAGATGACATCTAAAGAAATCGTTCGTAAATTGGCAAACGCTGTTCGATGTTGCGCCGGGCGCAAGACTAGCGGTGGCTCCTGGTATCGCCCACCGGACAAGGCGGCCCATGCTCGGGTAGTCAAATGGGCCCAGATTGCTCTGGAGAAAGAATTGTTGGACCAGGAAGGATTCGACAAGATAACAACTGTGATATGCAAAAAGGAGACGTGATACCGATACACTTCGAGGCGCACTTCCAGCCCGTGCGTCGGAAGTTCATCCTGCGCGTGCGCGTAGGCAAAGACAAACCGCTCACCGAGCGCATGACGATTTCCCAGTTCCTTCGTCGGTTCGTCAAGAAAGACAACATCCCACTCACTGTGAATGGGACGGAGATAATCTTTCAGGAGGACGATGGACAAGCGGAGAAGGCTGTCCGCAACTACCTCAAGGCCGTGGCTGAGTCCTACGTGAAGTGCGCTTGGGGTAAGGGAGAGGCGAATTGATATGGGCGGTCCTTCCTTGAAATCCCAGTTGTCGGACAAAACCGCATCTGTGTTTCTGATTACCATCTTTCTGCTCATGTTGGCCCTAGCAGCGGCGCTGGGTGCGGCCTACAAGTGGAAGAGCAAGTGTGAAATCCTCGAGGGCCAGTTCTCCGACTATCGTCTCAACCCTTACATCTATCACCCAACACCATAATGAAAATCAAAATCCCAGCCAAGATTGCTTACACATGTGACATTTGCCAGGGCATTACGCCTAGTCATTTGTCTTTGAATACGTGTGTTGTGTGCAAACGCGACTTTTGTGTGGTGTGTCATGGCACCTTTGCCGGATGCGTGGTTGGAGTCGAGGTGTGCGAGGACTGCGCACGGTCCTCCGCTGTGAACAGGGTGGTGGATCGTTTCGCTGGGCAGCTTCAGCTAGTGCTTAATCAACGACTCTCCCAACTCAAACGCTGCAAACCGCTTAAGAAGCCATGAGAATCTGGTCCATTACGTTCGTGTTCCTTCTGTTGTTGGCGCTTGCTTGTAAGGGTATTGGTGAGGGCCTAAGTTTGATAGGCCCTGTGCTTGGGAGCATTTTTCAATGGATAGAGGACACTTGGGAGGGGATGGGCGCGCCTGCTAGAGTGGTGACGTTCGCCGCGTGCACCGCGACGGTGGTGTCCCTGTGCAAGTGGGCGGTTGATAGGGGAAGCAAGTGATCCTAAACCCAGGAGACTATAACGATATGGACTTACTGATGGACTACATGACAAACCCGCACGCGCACAAGCGCACCAGCAAGCGAATCAAAACTATGGCAACTGATAACAACACCCCAGCACCATGTCCCAAAGGCTTCCGTCCTGTTCGTGGTGGGAAGGTCCAGAACGGGGACAAGATTTGGACCCCTGAGACTGGCTCCTACACGCTCGCGGACATTAAGCACGAGGTAGGCACACCAGTCACAGCGTGGAAGACAGTGATTCGTCCCTATGGCGCGTAACCTTCCAGCCGTAGAGCAGATGGTGCGGCTCAAGACTCCTAAGAAGAAGGCATTCGATGGCTTGTTGGTCCAGGTTGTTACGGTGCAACTGGACAGCCTCGTGATAAGAGTCAAGGCAATGGAGGACCGAATTGGAGAGGTTCCTATCTACAAAGGTGCGATATTGAACTTCACGTTAGATCAATTCGATTGTGACTTCAACATTGTATGAATGAACCTAACCCAAACGAAATCCCTCTCGCCGAGCTAAAGGCGATTGAGTGCGCGAAGAAGATTGGCATGTATGATCCGGAGACCCACGCTGAAGCAACTGCCAAAGTGGTGGCGATGTTCCGCGAAATCATTGAGCCCTTGACTACTGCCACGTTCTACGGACGATTGGCAGGTATCCAGGGCAATCAGTTGCGGGTAGCACGCATGAATGAAATCTTGCTGAACCGGAGGATTGCGGCGTTGCGGGTGGGTCTACAGGCCCACCACGACCGCAACCTAGAGAAGCTTGTGGTTTACTTCCAGCAAGACGGCAAGCCCGTCGAGATGGAGACAGATCTGGGTGAAGCCTACAGCGAAAGCGCGTTGTGTGAGCAGACAACACTGGCGCTTCGCCCGTAGTCTTAGAGCTTGCACGCGCAGGACGGGCACGCTAGATTCCTCCCCATGAAGATGCCCAACTTCTTGCGTAACGCTTTAACAAGTCGCCAAGCTTGGTTGCGTAAACTACTGGACGGTTCAATCAGAGACATCGAAAAGGAATGCGGTCACCCGACCACCATTACCTCAGATGACTATCACACCATGTTCCTGCGGGGTGATGTGGCTTCGCGAGTAGTCGCTCTCTACCCCGAAGAGTCTTGGAGTGAAGACCCTATCATCTTTGAAGTCGAAGATGAGGAAGAGACGGAATGGGAGAAAGCAGTTACCGTCCTCCTGCAAACAATTCCATTGTTCAGTTACCTCCAGCGTGCAGACACCCTAAGTGGGATTGGTAGGTATGGCATCTTGTTGTTGGGTATTGATGACGGTCTTACATTGGATCAGCCCATTGCTACTATCAACAAGCGTGGTGAGTTCGACGCGACGGCTGAAAAAGCGGAGCGCAAGCTTATCTACCTACGTCCAATGGAGGAGAAGTATGTGCGGATCTCGCAGGTAGAAGCGGATGCAACGAACCCGCGCTTCGGCCAACCAGTGATGTATGAAATTGATTTCGCACAGACGGAGGAGGGCATACCCATTGGCGATGGCAGTAAAGCAGTCAGCACAGCTTCAAAGAAGGCGCATTGGACCAGAGTAATTCACCTAGCCGACAACCGCACCAATTCCGAAGTGTATGGACTGCCGCGCATGGAGAAGGTTTACAATCGTCTCCTCGATCTCAAGAAGATTGCTGGTGGTTCCGGCGAGATGTTTTGGAAGGGTGGTTTTCCTGGCATTGCTTTGCAAGGCGGCGTGGGGGAGGATGGCGAAGTTGTGTTCGACAAAGAATCCGCGAAGGAGCAGATGGAGGCCTACATGGAGGGCTTGCAACGCTACCTAGCGGTGGTGGGTATGGAGGCGAAGAGCCTGACAGTGCAGGTGGCAGACCCACTTCCCCACTATCAGTTGCAGATGAATTTGATTGCGTTAGCAATGGGCGTCCCGGTGCGAATCCTTATTGGCTCGGAGCGTGGGGAGTTAGCCAGCACGCAGGACATGAAGACTTGGAATCGCCGCATCAACAAACGTCGGCAGGGCTACTTGAGTCCTTTCGTGATACGTCCGGTGTTGGACCGATTGATGGCAGCGGGTGTCCTTCCACCGGTTAAGGAAACGGGTTACCAAATTGACTGGGAGGACTTGAACGGTCCGAGCGATGCGGAGAAGGCGGACGTGGCAGACAAGCGCTCCGCGGCCATGCAGAAGTATGTCAGCAGCGGAGCGGACCAACTCATGCCGCCCTTCTTCTACTTCACGTTGGTGCT